TATTTGTACTGTTTAATACTGCTGCAGATTCAGCATCTTGAAAAATTCTTCCACGTTCTAAATAACTGAACGCTTTATTTGAATAAACTCGTTCATCTGTTGCAGAGTAAAAACTTGCAGCGTCTAGCATTCCAGCAAAAGTATTACTTTCAGGATTTAAAGTAGCACTACTATAAAAATTAGAACGAGCATAATACGGTACAGAACGGCTTTCAGCATGCGGAGGAGGATTCCAACGCATCTGATCTGAAGGGGGAGTTACTTCAACGTTAAAATCAGCGCCTGTTGTTGGAGGTACTTTAGTAGGATCTTTACAAGCAGCATCATCGGTATACTTTGCAAAAAGATCTCCGTTTACTTTTGTCCACACTAGACGTTTTGGTGCATCTTTAGAAAGGTCAGGCTTTGGACTTTTAGGCATAACCCATTCAGTTCCAGCCTCATCCGAATGCCAAAAAGTACCTGTAGCATCTTTATTATCTATAACTATATAACCCCAGCGTTTATTGCACGCACTCCATTTGGTACTGCTTATTGTAATGTTCTTTGTAACATATGCGTCACCGTACTTGGTATGGTAGTACCCAGTTTTAAGCCACTTAGCTACAGTCTCGCTAGGATATTCTGGTGCACCAGCAGCTCCAGTAAACTTAATTGAAAAGGGTGTCTTTAAATCATTTTCCCAAAGTATTGAAGGTACATTAACATCTGAACCTGTAGCATCATTTTGGCTAATAGTAAGAGTAGGAGTTATAGTACGAGGTTTTCCTAGGTTATTAGACAAGGTAAACTCTATATGTCCATCTACATTTACAAGAGAACCCAACACAGTGTAGTAAGATACGTTACTACCTGTGTACATAGTGTCACTAGTAGGCCAGTTAAAGGTTACTTTTTTCTTACTCCCCGATAAGATCGGTCCCCTTGCCGTAGAGGGTAGTGCACACCAGGTAGTAAAGTTAGGCACTGTTGATTTATGTACATCAACAACATACCAAGCATACTGTTTTTTAGTCTTGTCATCAGATGACTTATCGGCAATTGTTACAAGGTTTGTTTTTACTCGATTGTTTTCTAAGTTACTGTCGGTAAGTGCTTCAGACGATGTAGACTTAAATACTCTCACTCTAGCGTAATAATAATCAGCCATTATAAGGACCCCGCAATCTGCTTTAAAGTAATGTCATTCTTAAGTTTTTCCCCAACAAGGCGTACGATTCTATCGGCTTCTTGAACACTTCCGTGACTAATTGTAACACTCATATTCAAGTTTATATTTACAGAGTTAGAACCAGAACGCCCACCGGTAATAGTAATGTTTGAATTATTCTTGGCTGGGGAAGAGGCAAAGCTAGATGGAAGATTTACCCCTTCTTGCGGACCACCAACACCTACTTCCGCAGCCATTTTATCAGCTTGAGCTAAATGCTTTAAGTACGCACCATTAGTATAGGCACTCCAGGCTTTCCAATTAGTTCCTTGCTTGCTCTTTTTAAGAGCAGCTTCTGTATTGTAATTAGGGTCAGGAAGGCGCTTTCCATCTCTATAAGGATCGTTGTATTTTTTCCAGTCTTTTAAAGAACGAATCTGGAACAGACCTATACTCGGACCCCATTTATCATCGACTAAGTTTTTGTCTCCGACAGCATTAGATCGACCACCAGACTCTGCAATAGAAACAGCGTACGCAGTTCTTAAAGCTTTTCCACTAAAACCATGTGAAGAAAGGGTTTTCATAAGACTCTTCTTATCGGTTGTTATTGGTCCAGTGTACTCATCCGGGATGCTATCTAAAAACTTTTGACGGTCTTTTGCAGGAACTTTCTTTAAGATATCTTCCCAAGAACGAGGACCACCATCAGTAAACCGATCAATCATAGAGGAGATAGATGGAGATGAAACAGTTTTAAGAGAGATGTCTGATAAGCTTTTTGCTCTTTTTCCTTTTCCAAAGTTCTTTACTTGAGGATCTTTTTTTGATAGACTTGCGTCAACTCCAGGTTTAGGAGATGGGCTAGGAGACGCAGCTCCAGAAAGAATAGGTGCTGGGTTTATTTTAACACCTTGCTTATTAGTCATCTCAAAGTGAAGGTGTGGACCAGTAGAGTTACCTGCTCCAGCAGTTCCAGGTTTGCCACCAGATTTAGCAATCTCTTGACCAGCAACTACGGAATCTCCACGACTTACTAACATTTTCTTTAAGTGTGCATAACGAGTGGTTGTTCCATCAGGGTGTTTAATATGAACAAAGTTTCCGTATCCCGTACCGCTACCAACTTCTTTAACAACACCGTCGGCAACAGAAGTTACTGGGCTACCTTCAGGTAAACCATAGTCAATACCCTTGTGGTTTTTAGAAATACCGGGGTGTTGAGAGTTATCGCGTAAACCAAATGGCGACGTAATAGGAGTTGCTCTAGGTACAGGTAGCGCATAGGTACTAGTGTATGTAGGTGCTTCTCCCCCTCCTATACCTAAGTTTCCAAAATCACCAGGACCACCGTAACCGCCGCCTAGAACGTTACCCGCACCACCAGCTACGGTACCTGCTACAGCGCCTGGAAGGCCTCCTGCAGCCAATCCTGTTAGTGCTCCTTCTCCAAGGTCAAAAGCAAAATTGCCTGCCCATTTAACCCAAGCAGGAAGATTCTTACCTTTTTTATTTAACCACTTTTGTAAGGCTTCGCTACCGGCGTACACTCCGGCAGCTAATCCAGCACGTCCTGCTTTACCCATCAAAGAACCTTTACCTAAGACTCCTGTACCTTTACCAAACTTTCCAAGGAAGCCCATGGGGCCTCCACCACCGGCACCACCGGCACCACCGGCACCACCGGCACCACCAAACATGTTTCCTAAAAGTTTAGCCTGTATTGCTGTGCTTCCCAAAGCCATTCCGCCGCTAGCAAGACTTGAAAGAGTTGCACCTGTCCCACCTGCTCCAGGCATGGTTTGGAGTATTCCTTTAAATGTCATCAAGGCGTCATTAACAGGACCAAGAGTATCGGCAAGCGCACTAAAGCCATCATTAACAGAAGCTGTAGTTCTAAGAGCTACATTGTAGCCGCCAACTAATCCTTCTTCTGTTGCTCCAAGTTTCTTAGCTTCACTAGATTGGTATCTAAAGTTTGATCTAGATGGCGAACTTTTATCAACGCCCATAAGATCCAACATCTTGTTTGGATCTTTGCTGTTCATTGCTGCGGAGTATTTTTTAGCAGACTTAGCTCTTGTTCTAGCTACGATACCTGCTTGAATTTGCTGAATAAGATTTGGGTCATTTCCAGCTAGTTGAGAGATAGTGCTATACGCTCTAGAGTTTGGTTGGTAAACAAGCTGTGCTTCTTCTGAAGTAATCTGACGTCCACGATAAAGGAAGTTATATACCGAGTTAATAATCTGATCAATAGGTTTTAAGTTACCATTATTATCACGAATACGAATACCAGCACGAAGGAACATCATTCCATTCATACCCGAAACCGATGATGCAGCCTGCTCGTTAGTCATTCCTGACTGAGCACTAAGCCCAGCAATTTGGCTCATGATACTATTAGAACTCTTAGAGTTAGCTGTATATCCGCTATAAGCAATATTCATAGCTGCCATGGTTGGACCCATAGCACTTGTTGCTCCACCGCCTACTTGATTGTTTGCTTTCAGAATTGCTTGTCTAGAAGACATGCCACTCATTCCGGCGTAAGAGTCAGCAGCTAATCTTTGAGTTACTGCCGCCATAGTATTTGGAGCCATGCCCATGTATACCTGAGCACCTACTGCTGCAATACCTAGGCCAACACCCATCTTTTCATTACGACTCATTGAGCCTAAGCCAAGACGACCAGCACCAGTTTTATTACCATCAACGTCTTTAATAGCGTCGGTGGTTTCTTTTACAGTTTTGCCCCACTCTTTAGAGATGCGACTAACATAAGATTCTACCTCTTTAAAGAGGCGCAGCATTTCTTTAGGCAGGTCTTCGAATAACGCATCAGCATTAGCTGTGGGCATGCCGCTATCAGCATCTGATGCTGACTCAAAGTTTTGAGCACCTGCCATTTAAATCACCGCCTAACCTTGTTTACTGCTTTATTCAACCAGTTAATTCGTTCCCTCATACTAAGCTCACGAATTTCTTTTAGAGACCATCCCGGATACTGTTGGGATATCAATTCGTACATCTCTAATAAAGTTTCGTAGTCAATCTCATTCGCGAAATAAGTCCGCTAATGAAAGCGGGATCGGCACCTCCGAGCCGCAAAACTGACATGCTTTTTTCATATCTCCGAGTTGTGGACCTGGGTTGCGGTCTGTAATTGCTTTTAGTACTGCTCTACGATCCTGAATAGACAGACGTCGTACAGCTTCTGGATCTACAAGATCCTGTTCATTAATAGATAGAATACATTGTTTTAATAGAATTGTATCTAGTTCTGCAGAAGTTTTATTTACAGATTCTACAATAGCCTTCTGAAGGCTTCCTGTAGGAAGCGTTGCTACTACAGGTCCTACTTTACAAGGCACTGTAAACTCTCGTTCCCCATCAAAAGTCTTAATAGGAACGTCTTTATTTAGATCTAATTCAAAGATTTGTTCCTGTCCACAGTCAGGACAGTTTCCTGGACCCACTTTTACTTCGGCACCAAAGGTAGCCTTGCGGATACCAAGAAGAAGCATCTCTCGATCTCCTGAGTAAAGAGCATCTAATAGATCCTTACTTGCCGGCTCATTTCCAATCTTAACTGTAGCACGTTCTAAGATCGTTAGTAAAGATTTTCCAGCATCATTGATTTTAGAGATAGCCTCTTCATCAATACCGTTCAGCTCTCTTACCTCGGCGGTAGTAACGACGCCATTAAAGGGATCATACAAACCGCCGGGTAGAGTAACTGTAGTATCAGGAGGCAACTTAATATCAAGCTTCATAGCTCGTACAGTTGCCTCCTGATCTGAAACTGCCATTGCTTCCTGCGCTAGTTTGTTAACTAACG